GATGTGTTGAGATCAACCCAGATCTATCGAGCGGTACCAACCTGCTCGCACACATTGGCCCAATGCAATTGTTATCCAAGTGACTCTTACTTGATGACGCATGTTCTATATTACATCAATAAGAACGACATATTGCAATTGGTAGCCCGCCCAAATAAAGTGCTGTTGGCCACCGTACACCTTTTTGAATCCCCATTTGGCACATATTACCAAGGGGAGGCGGACTGGTACCCCGAACCTAATGGCACGTACACGATGGTAGTCGCCGGCAATTCGCAGGCGTACAACCATCCGGCCGTGGATTGGTTGCGATCAGGGTACCACGCACACAACGGGGTAGCTATGGCCTGGACCGCCATAACCACGTCTGCGACAATGATGACATTCATGTTTATGCAATGCCCTCTCGGTCTAGCAGCAAGCCCCATAGACCTACCTTATGAAACAGCAATGCAGCAGACCAATTATTATGGGCGCAGTTTTGTGACTGCGACCCAATCCGCATTGGCGGACACAAAATATTCACTCATTGTTGTTCCAAACGAGCAATTCTTTTCCATAGGCCGATATTGCGTCTTTTACTCCTACGGGGACCGAGCGTCCGTAATTCCGAAAAACTTGGTGTCCGACTGCCGCACATGGATGGCTGGACAGCCCCGTACACCTACCACATTTGCTTCTTTATTGGCCTATGCAAAAAGAAATATAAATGGGTTGAATTTCCCAGAAAAATTCAAGGCAGATGCGATTATCATATCCGCAACTTTGGCCTTCGCCACTAACTTGGAAGAGCATGCAGCTTTCATGCGAAACACGGTGGACGACAACAGGTCTGGAATTGAGGCCTACAACGAAGCGCTAGCGTTGGTGCCGAGCACAAAAGCTCGTGTCCCGCGCGTTCTTTTTGCCTTCGTGACTATTTTGACCTCCGTAGTCCTTTTGACGTTCAATATGATGTTTTTGAGTGTGGTCGAAGGGTATAGTAGTTTGTTGGATACTACCATCATGCTCGCATTCTTCTTTGCTTTTCCTGTCGTTTGGGCCTTTTTAAACGATCTTTTTAAACAGATCCCATATTTTCGATTCCCCACGAGTTTCGTGAGAGAGCCGCGAGCGAGTCTTGGGCCAATCGACCCAGACACGCCAATGCGCGAAATCGTGCCGGCCATCACATCGAGATCTAGCAGGAAAGACAAAGCAAAAGATGCATACGTGATATTGCCTCGGGACATGCCTTTAGAGCGTCCACAATATAATACGGTGGCAATTGGTATAACGACGAAGTTCACACCGAATGTTTACGCCAATAACCACACTAATGAACTCGTTTCAGTAATGAATCGGGTCGTCAACGAAGTGCCATTACCTGAGCAACGCATTTTTGACTACTTCCTAAAACTCACATCAGGGCTTCTGACACCCGTCAAGATTGTGTCGTTGCCCTATAATGTTTGGTTAAAGAAGTTTCCGATGAGTACTCAAAACCGGTTGCTCAAAGCTCTGGAAGAGCCGTTGACGTTGGAACATATCATGCTACGCTCGTGCTTCATCAAAATTGAGCGCACTTTCCGATTCGTGAAAGGTGAGTATGAGGAAGGAGATCCTCGTATGATCCAAGCCTGCACGCCACAGTACAATAATGCGGTGGGGCCTTGGATGGCAGCCTTTGGAGCACAGCTGGCCGAACAATGGCATGAAAATAACCCCATATTGTACGCGTACGCAAAGACTGCTGAGCAGTTGGGACGCTGGTTTGATGAGTTGCCTTATCCCAACTTCTATGAGTTTGATGCCAGCCGTTGGGACCGGACTGTGTCGCCACCTTTCATTAAATTTGAAAACGACATTTATCGTACGTTTAATGCCCCAAAAGTGGTGATGCAATTGCTTGACGCAGGCGTTATTACTCGGGGAGTGACGAAAACTGGTATAAGATTTGGAGTGCCCGGGACTCGCACCACCGGTTCACCACAAACGTCTTGTGGCAACTCCCTCATCAATGGCCATATCATTGCATTCAGTGCATATATGGCAACCGCGCCAGATGACCGCGGTACATTTATGGATTACATCAATGGAAAATTCAAGTGTGTCGTTTTGGGTGACGACAATTTATTGAATTGCCTCCTGCCGTTGCACCGCGAATTGTTCGAGGAGTCCCTGCGCAAACTGGGATTCGCCCCGAAAGTCGTGGAAAGATCCAGAGAGGGATGTGAGTTTTGCTCCTCCCTCTTCTGGCCTACGGAGCGAGGATCTATTTTAGGACCAAAACCGGGACGAGTGCTGATAAAGTTGGGCTGGGCAACCAACCCAGCCTTTTCAGTACTGACTGTCAAAGGACGCATTTCCGCATCAGTGCAGATGCGGTCCATAGCTTTGGGACTAAGTCAGAGTTGCGGCCATGTGCCAGGGCTGCGACAAGTTATTGACAAAATGCTGACACTGACGCGGCACATCACACAAGGTATTAAAATTGCGCCAGCGCCTTTCGCGTACCGATTTAAAACCCAAAAGAGGTATGATGCAGACCCCGTCACCATGGCGTTTTTTTATGATCGCTACAGCACCAATGAGGCTGAATTTTCAAGCTTCGTTGATGCTGTTGCTAGTATTCGACAGTTGCCACACCGAATTGACCACCCTTTGTTGGATAAGATGGTCGAGGTTGACAACTAATCGGAAGAAAACGCCGCGCGTCCTCAAATAGGCTCACCCCGCGCGTTAGGGAAAACCGTCCCCTGAAGGTTAATATTTGCCGGTCACAGCAAACGGTTAAAAGGGTCACCTCACTCTGGAGAGAAACGGAAGTGGTATCCGTAGTGGGACTCCAACCATGCCCAATAAAGAGCATTCGATGCCAAACAAAAAGAAGCAAAATGTCAGGAAGGCAAAACCTCGAAAACAAACTAAACGAATCAATACAACTCAGCTTGTCCCAAAACTCAGAGGAAAAGGGTTCTATAAGGGATTTCTCGGTGATGCGGGTTCACTCCTTGGATCCATCGGGGGATCAATGTTTGGAATGGGAGAACTCGGTGGACAACTCGGACGAGGAGCAGGATCGCTCCTTTCGAAGATCACCGGATTTGGAGGTTACAAGGTTAACTCCAATTCCCTCCTGTCCGACACAGGCACTCCCGTCTTTGCAAATGGAGCAGAGGGAACTGTCGTTGTGTCGGCAAGAGAATACGTCGGTGACGTCGTATCCTCGACGTCTTTCGTCAATAACGTATTCAACCTCAACCCAGGAAACCCATCTCTATTTCCCAGACTGTCAGTTACAGCCAGGGGATATGAGCAGTATGAGTTCCTCGGTCTCATTGTGGAGTTTAGACCCACAGCAGGCAGTGCCATAGCATCCACAAACAATGCTTTGGGCACAGTCATCATGGCGACTAACTATGATGTGTTGGATCCACCGTTTGCAAATAAGCAATCGATGGAAGCATACCAATACACCGTGTCTAGTGTGCCATGTAATTCGTCGATACACCCAGTCGAATGTAAACGTTCACTCAACGTACTCGACACTTTGTATGTGCGACAGATAAGCCAACCTCAAAATGCAGACCAGCGGTTTTATGACTTGGGTCTGTTCCAACTGGCCACTGTCGGACAGCAAGCTGCGGGTGTCACTCTTGGCGAAATTTGGGTGTCGTATCATATTCGTTTGTTGAAGCCGCGCTTGCCAGATTTGGCTTATGCGCGGTTCACTACGTCTGTTTCGAACTCGTCAACAATGGTGCAAAGCACATCATCCGTTTGGTCCTTTAATGCCGACACTCAGTCGGTAAATTTGGACCAGCCGGGTGTGTACCAAGCCACTTCCATTTTGGTGATGGATTCAAACACCGTGGCTGCTACCCAGTCGCAGGCCTTTGGGTTTGACTCAAACGCAAAATATTTGAATTGGTTCGGGTCCAGTGCCCAAGGCCATTCTGGAGTAACTTATGCGCCTTGGGGGGCAATGACGTACCTTTCCGGTACAAGTGCCCACGCCGCCACTATGACTAGTGGCACTGGCACGGATTCGGTGAATGCCGTGTCAGTGTGCTCCGCGGCCATAGTCGTCGGACGCGGGGGAACCACTCTTACCTTGCCACAATATTCCACACTTACGGCCCACATCCTCTCTTTGGATGTTTGGGTGTCGTATCTTGGACATTCTGCTGGAAGCACCAACATCGTGCCAACTGTTGCCGCATTTCGCGACTCAGTCGTCACACGTTCTCGTGCAGCAGTTCTTTCCGAGCTCATTCCTGAGCCGGATGCTGAGGAGAAATCTTGGGAGCCAATAAAAGTTTCCGAGCCTCAAGCACCGATCTATTCCGCTCCAATTGTGAAGCGTCGTTAAGCCCTCCCGGGGTTAAATAGGGAGGGGTTTTATTCGCCA